AATATTATACGGATGGCCGCTTTTGGAATTTGAATTTGAATTTTGAATTTCCTTTGGGAATTACGACAATGCCATTTGGGGTCTAACTATATATAGGACTCCAGTACACCGATTGATAGAGAATTAGTAGAGACACCGATTGACCAAGTCAATGGCTCCTCCAAGACCATTTAAAATAAATGCCAAAAATTACTTCCTCACATACCCACAGTGCTCTCTCACTAAGGAAGATGCACTTTCCCAATTACAAAACCTAAACACCCCAACCAACAAGAAATATATCAAAATCTGCAGAGAGCTTCACGAAGATGGGAGCCCTCATCTCCACGTGCTTATCCAGTTCGAAGGGAAATACCAGTGCAAGAATAACAGATTCTTCGACTTGGTATCCCCAACCAGGTCAGCACATTTCCATCCGAACATTCAGGGAGCTAAATCCAGCTCCGACGTCAAGTCCTACATCGACAAGGACGGAGACACCCTCGATTGGGGAGAGTTTCAGATCGACGGAAGATCTGCAAGAGGGGGTCAACAGACAGCCAATGACGCTTACGCACAGGCACTTAACAGCGGCAGTAAGTCAGAGGCTCTTAATGTAATTAAGGAGTTAGCTCCTAAAGATTTTGTTTTACAATTTCATAATTTAAATTCTAATTTAGATAGGATTTTTGCACCTCCTGTAGAGGTTTTTGTTTGTCCTTTTCTTTCTTCTTCTTTCGATCAAGTTCCCGAAGAACTTGAAGAGTGGGTTTCTAAGAACGTCAGGGATGCCGCTGCGCGGCCTTGGAGACCCAATAGTATTGTCATAGAGGGAGAGAGTCGTACAGGAAAGACAATGTGGGCCCGTTCGTTGGGCCCACATAATTATCTGTGCGGTCATCTAGATCTGAGTCCAAAGGTGTACAGCAATGACGCGTGGTATAACGTCATTGATGACGTTGATCCCCACTATCTAAAGCACTTTAAAGAATTCATGGGGGCCCAAAGGGACTGGCAAAGCAACACTAAGTACGGGAAGCCAATTCAAATTAAAGGTGGCATCCCAACTATCTTCCTCTGCAATCCAGGCCCAACGTCATCATATAAAGAGTACTTGGATGAGGAAAAGAATTCAGCATTAAAAGAGTGGGCATTAAAGAATGCAGAATTCATCACCCTCAACAGCCCATTGTACTCAGGTACCAATCAAAGTGCAACACAGAATAGCCAAGAAGAAGCCAGTTCGCAGGCGGAGAGTTGATCTAACGTGTGGGTGTTCCTACTACTTCAGCATAAATTGTGCAAATCATGGATTTTCGCACAGGGGAATTACTCACTGTAACTCAATGCGAGAGTGGCGTGTATACTTGGACGATCAAAAATCCCCTCTATTTCAAGATAACCCAGCACCACGAGAGGCCATTCCTGAGGAACCACGACATCGTAACCATACAAGTGCAGTTCAACCACAACCTGAGGAAAGCGTTGGGGATACACCAATGTTTTCTAACCTGCCAAATCTGGACTCGTTTACATCTTCAGACTTGGCGTTTCTTAAGAGTATTTAAATATCAATGCATGAGGTACTTAAATAGGTTAGGAGTTATTAGTATTAACAATGTAATTAGGGCAATGTCCCATGTGGTGTATGATGTATTTGAGGGCACAATTGATGCTCAATTTTCTCATAGAATAAAATTTAATATTTATTAATTCTGAACAGAATCATAGAAATAGATTCTGATCTTCAATGTTGCATACACTGGATTACTGGCATGAGTACATGCCATATACAACAAAAGAGCGTTCTCAGTATGATTTTCATACTTAGCAGCCTCCTGATGATTATACACAACATAATTATTGACCTTCATAAACTTCCTAACCAACGCCTGTTCCTTAGAGGCATATTGTCCACCCGTAACGGTTGCAGTGAATTTCCTCAACACCTGATATCGATCTCGCATATCGTTCTTCACAGTTGCAGTACTAGGCTCGTTGTCATACATGTTAAAAACCTGTCCAAAATCCATCGCAGTGCCAAAGGGCCTTCTATCACGAACAAGGAAGAACATCACAGTGTTGGTGTGATTCTTCGTCTTGATATTCTCGTCCATCCATATTTTACCCAAAACGTAAATGGACTTCACACAAAATCTCTTGCCCACACGATGGGTAAACCCATTACCACGAGTAACGTCACTAACACATAAAACCTTACCCACATGAGATATATCATGTCTCTGCTCATAAGACTGGACCTTACATGGGCCTTCGCATCCTTTGGGAACATCAGGGCTTCTGTACATTCTGTACATTCTGGGCTTCCGATACATGGGCCTCTGTGTCCATGCTCGCCTTTTGTTTGTGACGAGGACAGTGGGGGCAACAGCACGGCTGGAATATGGGGTGTCGAAGTTCAGACGGCGGCGTACCTTGGAGACGGGCGTAGAAATGACTATATCTGCTGGACGCTTGCTCATAATTTTTTGTGTTGAGAAGATTGATGAGATCACAGAACAAATCGTACCCAATCGTATCCGGAGAATACGTCTTCTGAACTTCCTGTACGTATTTCTTAGCTAACATACACCGTAGACCATGAACAGTCTCCGGAAACTCATTCAAAAGTGGATCCCACATATTTGTCATAAAACTTGGCCACCAAGATATAAATAGGGGCCCACACACTAAATAGACTCTGAGGGAGCGTTCTTAGTGGCGGACATTTGTTAGTGGCGGGGCCCACTTTTTCCAAAATCGCGGCCATCCGGT